CCTATAGATGTACAAAACTTTTATTTTTTAAGAAATTCAACATCTGGTTCATACACAGTTCAATTTAAATATGCTTCAGGTTCTGGAGATAGTTTTACTTTTGCTGCAGGAAACAAAGGTGATGCTCTTGTATTTGCAACTGCAAACGATGGAACTAATCCAGATATAGATACTTTACCAGCTGGTGATGTTACACTTACTGGAACACAAACTTTAACAAACAAAACTTTAACTTCACCTAAAATTGGTACTTCTATTTTAGATACGAATGGAAATGAATTAGCTCTTTTAACAGCTACAGGTTCTGCGGTTAACGAATTTACAATTGCAAACGCTGCAACAGGAAATGATCCAACATTATCTGCAACAGGTGGTGACACAAACATTGATATAGCCATCAAACCAAAAGGATCTGGAGAAACTGTTTTTGGAACAGGAGCAGCAAACGCTACAATTACAACTAGTGGAGCACATGATTTAATATTAGATACTAATTCTGGAACTAACTCAGGAACAATCACAATTACAGATGCTGCTAATGGAGATATAACTATTGCTCCTAATGGAACTGGACAAGCTAAAGCAGTAGATGCAGGAGATAATACAGCTGCAATTAAAATTGCAGGGAAAGAAACTATATGGGTTCCAGCAGTTGCAATGTATCCAAATTCTACAAATGGTGCAGAAGCAGCTCAAGTAGAATTATCAAATGGTCCAGAGTTAAAAGTTTTAGATTTTGATAAAGATTCAGATGAATTTGCACAGTTTGCTGTTGCTTTTCCTAAATCATGGAATGCAGGCACAGTAACTTTTCAAGCTTTCTTTACAGCCACTTCAACAAACACGGGAACAACATCGTGGGCTTTGCAGGGTGTTGCATTAGCAGATAGTGGAGATTTAAACACTGTATTTGGAACAGCAGTTGCACCAACAGCAAAAGCACATAGCGGTACATCAAATGATTTAGACGTCACAGCAGAAAGTGGAGCAGTAACAATCGCCGGATCACCTGGTGATGATGAGTATGTTTTCTTTCAAATATCGAGAGATGTTTCAGCAGATGATTTAAACGCTGATGCAAGATTACTAGGAATTAAATTATTCTTTACTACTGACATAGCTAACGACGCATAAAAGGTATAGAATATGAGAGACTTACAAAATAAACTTACATCTGGTAAGAACACAAAAAATACCCACAACAAAAAAGGTAAATCTTTTGGTTATCAAATTCTAGGATTTGGTTCTGGTGGCGGTGCTTCAACATTTACTACTAACTTTTTAGTAGTTGGTGGAGGTGGAGGAGCCGGCACAGGTGGAGCAGGAGGAGCTGGAGCTGGCGGTTATAGAGCAGCTGGTTTTGGGCC